CGATCCTCCGCGCATGTTCCTGAAGTTGTAGATGCCGCCGTAGCTCTGGCAGGCTTTCATGACCTCAGGGTCATCGCCATGCCGGCTCTTGATGTCGGCGAGCACGCGGAGCAGCGAGTCCTTCACCAGCTTGTGGCAGCGGCCTTTGCTCACCGGCGCCCCGTCGTAATACATCGGGAATGGAAAGCTAAACGAAACGAGGTTAGATTCATTCCCGCCGGTTCCGTAGAACTTGGTCATGCTCGCGTCGTCGTTCTTCGGCCACGGGCTCGGCGCCGGCATGAGAGATTTCAAGTATGACTTGCAGGCGAGATAGCTCTTCGGCCCCCACACCCCGTCGGGGGTGGCGCCGATCTTTCTCTGGATCGCCTGTATCTCCTCCTTTGTCATCAGCGAGGAGGCTTAGTCTTTCTTGAACACGTTAATTGCGCCAATCACAGAGACGCCAACGGCAATGATGGACGACGCCTGATCTGGTTTGATGCCAACGCCGCATGCGATCACGAGCTGAATTAGTCCGCGCCAGGTGGATTCCTGCTTGAGTCGGTCGAGGATGAGGTTCTTCATAGCAGGGATATTGTTATTGTATGTTGGCCAACAACGCAAGCCCTTTTAGTAGTAGGTTGTGGTTTTCATTGGCCCCTTTTTCTTGGTCTGGATTGGGCCTGCTACTGCGCTCACCGCGCTTTCCCGTGCCAGAGGGTGGCGGAACGCCTGAACGAGAGCTGCCGAGAGCGGCCCCGCCGGCATTCCGGCAAACACCGCATTGAGCGCTGGGGTGGCGATCGTGTTGTAGCCGGTTCGCGCCAGCTTCCGCTCGGCGGTGTTGGTGTTGGCGCTGTTGCGTTCGCCGTAGAGGTTGACGACCGACTGGAATAGCTCGGACATGCCGCCTACTGCTGGGCCTAGGACCACGGTGGCGGGCTCGCGCTGGTAGCGGGCGCCGGAGACAATGTTAAACAAGGTGTCGTAGGGCCCGAGGATGCCAGTGCGGGATGCGGCGCCAAGCGCGCGGGCCATGTTGATCTCGCCCTTGGTCTTCTCCTTGTCGCGCTTGTTGCGCTCCAGGTCCACGAAGAGCGTCTCGCGGAGAACCTGAATGCCGAACTGGAGACCGTAGATTGCAGCAACGGCCTTGGCGGCGTCGATCGCCACCTGGCTGCGCTCCCTGGCGGAGAGCTTCTCCGTTGCTCCGTCAATCTCCACGGTGCCGCGGTAGGCGTCTTTCAGCCTGCGAGCTTGCCTCAGTGTGAACTTCTGATGGAAGTCGTAGAGGAATGACTGGAGCTGGTAGAACATGCCGGCCACTGGGTTGTTGGCCTTCTGGGCGCGTGTGCCGCGGGTTGGGTTGAGGGCACCACCGGTCTTGTGGAACATGGACAGCGCCTTGCGATAGAGAGCGGCGCCAGGATCATCACCGAGGATTAGCTTGTTCTGGTCGGTTGCCTTGTCGAGCTTGGTGACGAAGGCGGCCATCACGTCGATGTCCTTGGTGCTCATGCCGAGCTCATTGAGCTCGCGCTTGGCGAGGGTGGACATTGACCCTCCGGCCTTGGCCAGCTTCACCTGCGATGAGATGAAGCTCTTTCCAATCTTCGTGGCAGCGTCGAACGTAAGGTTGGTCCAGCCGGAGAGGCCGGTGAGGCGATGGAAATTTGTGACCAGCCCGCCACCTTTGCCGCGACCGCCGAACGAATCGCCGAGCGCATTACTGGACATCAAGCCGTCGAAGGAATCAGCCACCAGTCCAAGCTCGCGGTTAAGGATGCGGATCTCGTCCGGTCCTGCCTTTTTCAGCGCGCGGACAATCCCTTTGGCGATCTGAGCGTAGGCTCGACCGGTGTCGGTTATCCTGCCGGTTCTCGCGCCGATCATTGCCGGCTCACCGAGCGAGGCCACGGTGGCGTGAGAAAGGTAGGCGAGCTGAGTGTAGGTGTGGAGATGGCCGACGAGTCTCCTAACGGTCTCGTTGTTGGAGCCGTTAAGGTTGAGGTAGTCCTTCACGAGCTGGGCGGCGATCGGGATCATGTCCTGGTTGCCTTCAGCTTCCAGCTCTGCGCGGAGAGCTTTCCATTTGCCAACTGGGTCTATCTTGCCATCTGATCTCGATGAAAGCACCCGTGCTTTGGTCGCTGCCCGCACGGTGGCGAGAGCCTCCGCGGTGTCCATGGCGGCGATGTTGCGGTGGTAGAATTTACCGAGCAGCTCGTCGGCCTCGGGCCCGAACTCTCTCTTCTTCAGGAATGATGGCTGGCCGCCACCCTCTGCCGCGGTGATGTCGTTGCCGTCCGAGGAGATGCCGTTGTCATCCGATGTGATGGCGTAGAGGTATTTCTCTGCCGCGGCCTGTGCGTCCATCTTCTCCAGCTCGCGGATCTTGTCCTTGATGCTGGTGGTGTCTTTGCCCTCGGCTGCCTTGATGGCCTCCTGGTCGCGGAGCTGGGAAATCTCGCGTGCCCATTTTCTCATGTAAGCGCGCTTAGCCTTCTCGACGAACTCCTTTGGATTGGTCAACACCTTCTCGGTGTCGATCGACCGGCTGAGCGACCGCTCACCGGCATCACCAACATCCACGCCAGCGTTGCGCAGGTAGGCCAGGCGCTCGCGGCGACGCTTGATGAAGTAGTCAACCGCCTCCTTGAGCTTTGGCTCTTTGGCCAGCTCGGCATCGCGGGCTGGGTTGACCACGTGATCCGCCACTCGCTCCAGCCATGCCGCGCGGGCAGCGTCGTTGATGCCTTCTTTTTTGAAATACGCATCAAGGTCCGTATCAAATTTGATACGCTCATTGTTCATGCGGCGCAAATCAGCTTCGGACAAACCATCGGCGCCCTCGAAATTCACACCGTCCTGGCTGGCTCTCACGCCTATGATGTCGGCGAAGAACTTATTGGCGGCGGCGCTATCCTTGCCGGTGATTTTGCCCTCGGCGAGCGACTGCATCTTACCACCGATGCCATTGAAGTAGGTGTTGCGGAAAAGCGACAAGCCGCGCTGGATGTGGCGCAGCGTGCTCCCATCCTTCACTCCGCTGGCGATCTCGGCCAGGTGCTCCTTCATTGCATCACCGTAGTCGCCCCACGGCGTCTTGTTGCCGGACATCGCCATCTCTTCGGCGAACATCATGTCGGTGACGAGTCGCTCGAAATTCTTTTTGAGATAGCCCTTCTGCTCGGGGAACTTAGCGACGAGAGCGTTGAGGATGTCTTGCTCGTTTGGCGTCCTACCGCCGGCGATCAGCTCTTGCGTCACCTTCGGCATCTCCACCTTGAACTGCTGGTCCTTGCCTTTACCGATGATGCGCGCCTCATCCAGCTCGGCGTACATCCGGATCCTTGCGGGTTTTTGTTGATCCTTCGGCAGCTTGGCGATCTCGGCCAGCACGGTCTTCGCCTGTGTGCGATAGTCGGCGCGGTCGGCCACCTCTTGCTTGGCGGCGTCGAGAGCCTCGCGGAATGACGTGGCCGGCTTTGTGCCGTCCACTTTGGAGTAGCGGGTGGGCCCATCTGCCATCCCGCTTTTAACGTTAGCCATCCCCCTCTTGAGGAGAGCGGCGGCGATCATCTCTGGATCCTTGGCTGCCTGGCCGGTGAGGTTCTTCCAGGTGCGACGGGCGATCTGAAGCAGCTTCTGCCAGAACGTGCGGCCTTCCGGCGTGCGGTCGAGGATTGAGCGCAGGGCTTTCACCAGCTTCTCTTCTGCCTTCACGGAGGTCGGCGCGTCCGAGTAGAGCTTATCCACCGTGTCGTTGATCTTGGTGCGGGTAGCTTCGTCGAGCGAGTCGTAGAGCCGCTGGAACACGGCGCGCTCTTTCTCGTCGCGGAACGCGGTGTGGCCCACCTCTTCATGGAGCGCGGAGCGCACGCCTTCCGGTCCAACCTTCGCTGCGTTCAGCTCGATCGTGTCGCCATTGACGCGCGCTTCCCAGTCGGCCTTCGGCTCGTTGACCACCTTGACGTTCTCGGGGCGCTTGCCGCCGAAGAAATCATCAGCCGCCTTCTCCACGCCGGCAATGTCTGCGGTGCGGGCCGGCGCATCGGTCTTGGAGAATGGATCATCGCTTGAATCGCGTTCATCGGGCCTGAATCCAAACAGCGGGATGTCATCGGAGTCATCATCGAACAAAGGAGCGGTGGTGTCACCCATGTCACCAGTAAGGCGAGCGTTTGCTCGGTTCTTTGTTTCTTGAATGAGGTCTTCTCTAGCCTCTCGCTTCGCTTTAGCCGCAAGCCTTTCCTCTTCAGCGATCCTGTCCGCCTTGATGCTTTCTTCTGTTTGCGTTTCAAGGGTGAGCTTTTCCCCCTCAAGGAACTTCGCTTCTTGGCGAGCCATCTCTGCATCATATGCGTCCTGGTGGTCGCCAGTTTTGCCTTGCGCGATATTCTCCAAATCGCTTCTCAGCTCGCTCCATAGAACGTCAGCATCTTTGCCGGTAACCACGGTGTCTGGGCCGCTTGCTGAATAATCGTCATGCTCAGCATAGATCGAGCGAAGTACTTCCTTTGCCGCCTCGCGCCCCTCTGGCGTACCTGGCATCGCGTCGATGTCGGAGATCTTGATCCAGTCGTCGTATTCGCCGCCTTTCACATTTGCGGCCAGAATGTTATTCTCTTTTGCGGTGAGGGGGATTTTTTTTTCCTTCTTGCCGAGTATCTTTAGCACCAGCGGCGATGGCCGCCTGATCCGGTTTCCATCCAGGCTTCTAAGCCCATCAAACGAGTCGATGTTATCATCAACTTTCCTGAGAATGCGAGATGCCGCCTTGGAGACCGTTTTGATTACACGTGGGATCTCGGACTTCGCCTCGCCCCTTTGAGCTACCAGCTCCTTCTGTGTGCTCTGCAAGCTCGCGAGCTGGTTCTCTGCTTTCGTGATAGTCTGCTTGGGCGCCCCGCCTTTCTTCAGCTCGTCGATCTTGACGCGCTGAGCCATGATCTTCTTGCCGGTCGCCTCGATCTCGGCGCCGAGTTTCTTCGCGCGGGTGCGGGCTGATAATTCCTTCTTCGCTACCGGAGCTTCGGCTTGCGTTTCGGGAGCTGGGGTATCTTCGGAAAATGCTGGACCGGTCCGCACTCTACCGTTCTCAAACGTGTAGTAAGTGCCTTTGCTGGACACTTGAATCGGTGTGCCATTGATGTCCCTCCCCACAACCTTATCGGTCTGCGGCTCGGCGCTCTCAAACAGCCTGTCTCGGAACTTGGTGTTGAGTTCAGCAAGCCTCGCTTCATCTGCCTTCGAGAATGTTGCCTCTTTGACCTTATTCTGCGCCTGCCCCTTTCTCAGCGTGAGGTCTTGTAGTTCAGTGAACTCAGGGTCTTTAGTCTCCACTCTTGGAGAGTCTTGAGACTGGTTCTCGATAGGAGGAGTTCCCGCATTCTCCAGAGCGACCGGAGCGATACCTGTTTCTTCAGGTCCGAGAGTGAGCTTGGCGCTAGCTGGAGCGGCAGAGGCTTCGGCGGGCAAAGGGGTTGGGTTGCTCAGTATCCGGCTGGCGGCTGCTGGAGCTGGGGCTGCGGGGGTGGTGCCTGCGCGCTGCGGCGCGACTTCTGCGCTGCCAACCGGAAGAGGAAGCCGTTGATATTTCCCAGCGTCCCTGGCTGCGGTGATGGCTGCGATGTTTTCAAGGTCTCCTGAGAGCTTGTCGATAACGGCGGTTCTGGTTTCATCGGATAGTGTTGGGTTGTTCTGAGCGACGGTGATTGCCTGCTTGATCTGGTCTTCAGCGACGAGGATCTGCTCATCGGTGATCGAGCGAAGCTGCGGCGAGAACTCCGGTGTGTCGTAGACCGGAATGCTCTTCTTGCCCTTCTGCTTCTTGAGTGAAACGCCAAGCTCGGCGATGTCAAGAAGATCGTCGGTGTTGTTGTCGATGACGCTGAAGACCGACTGAAGGGATTCATTTTCGGTTTCACCGAAGAAGCGGGTTGCCGTGGCGCGGTCTTGCTGCCGATCGAACGTTGGCTGAATGCCAAGCTCGGTGAGTGATCGGTCGGTGCCGTAGTTGAATGGCAGCTCGACAAGCGACCCGTCGGCACGGAGTAGCGATGGGCGGCCTTCGTCATCGACGAGCTTGCCCACCTGGCCGCCCCACTCGACGTTGGTGTCGATGAGGTCGGAGAGGGTTGGGTCTGGCTTGCGGGGTGGCGTGACGTCGATCGTGCCGCCTGAATCCATGGTGGCGGCAGGCAGGTTGGCCCCTGCCGCGCGCACGTCATTCGGCGTGACGGTGGCTCCCGCGCCGGATGGCGTGAGGGTGAGTGGGTCAATGCCGGCCTGCTGGGCGAGATCGTCTGCCAACCTGGTGGCACCGGTAGCGACCAAGGGTGGGGCTGGGGCTGGCGGGGTTGGGGCAAGTGGCACCATCGGCCCGCGCATTGCCGGTGTGGAGCTGGCTGCCGGCGGCAGGGGAGCGGCTGGAGCGGTGGGCTCTGGAGTCGTGGCCACTGGCTCGACTGGTTGCTCCGGAGCTGGGATCATCGCCCCTTGCCCAAGGGCGCGGCCAAGGCGGTTCGGGTTGCTGAACAATGCGCCGACCGTGGCATTCAAAGCGATCTGGCGTGGATCCAGCGGTTGATCCATGGCGAGAGATTGGCCTGCGTCAAAGGCGCCGCCGACTGCCACCTCGGATCCCACATTGATCCGGCTGTTGATGATGGCGGCGCGCTCGGCTGCATTGGCGGCGCGGGCGAGTGGGGTGAGCGCGGTGCGAATGGTCCCTGGTGAAAACTTTCCAGTAATCACAGCTGGGAAGAGGGCACCTGCTCCGCTGGAGATCGGATTGACCTCTCGGTCGCGCTCCAGTGCTGCCTGCCGCTCTGCGGTGATCGGATCAACCGTTTCTTGGATCTTCTGGCCGCCGAAGGCACCGATACCGCCACCAATCAACCCACCTCCGATAGCGCCAATGCCAACTGTTAATGGGTTGCCCCCAAATGCCCCGATGGCTGCGCCGGTCTTGCCACCAGCGTAAGCGCCAGCGAGAGCACCGCCTATACCAGCCCCCAAGTTCTCGCGCGCGTTGCGCAGAAAGGATCCGACCATGGATGGATCGTCCGCTTTAGCTTCTTGAGCGCGATCAAACTCCTGCTTCCTCAGTAGATTTGAAGCGGCAAAGAAGTCTGGAGTGGGCGATGGTTCAGAAGTGGCTGGAGTGGGGGGCTGCTTGATAATATCCCGCTCAATAGCCTCAACGATTTCGTCATCACTCATCCCGTCTGGAAAGTTGACAGGGCCGATGTTAGGAATGTTGATGGTTCTTGGCATGATTACTCAAGTCGTCTGGTTGCCGGATTGTAGGTCATTCCTTGGGCTTGGCCAGCTTGATTGCCAGTACTGTTGCGGAAATATGGAATGACCGATGATGGATCAATGTTTGCCCGTTGCAGAGCTCGGGTATCCATGAGGGCATTTCGCAAATCCTTAGCGGTGCGCCCACCCTCTTGAATCACACCAAGCCCTCTGGATGTGTTAAAAATCCGACCAATCGCCTCATCGTTCTCTGGGCTTCCAGATGCGGCAGTAGCGAAGATGTCAGCCATTGAAACCCCTTCGGCATCTGCGGCTCGAATTATGTTACCAAGAGTGGCTGAGTTGTAATCAGTCCCTATGTCTCTGGACTTACCCTTCTCAGCACGAATCCTTTCAGTCCCTATGGCTTTGCCTGGTAACGCAGTGGTTGCTGGGGCCACTACCTCGCTTGGCGCCACACCAGTCACAGGGATTCCGGATCGGGAAATTTCGGAATTTTGCACCGTGGGACTAGCGGGTTGCTGGCTCGCCATTTGGAACAGCGCGGCAATGTTAGGATTAAGAACTGCCGCCGCGAGCAATCTCTGCGGATCAACGCCCCCATCGCTGACTGCTTGCTCGCTTGATTTCTTATACTGAAATCCAATCTGAGCTGCTTCAGCGGGGGTTATCGGCGTTGGGTCAAACCCTTCGCCTGCCGCCATCCGCGGGTCGCCATCACCCCATCCGTCGCCAGTGCGAGCCACTGAGCTGATCTTGTGCTTTTGATCAGCTATATCGATCGCAGTCTGGATAGGTATGCCATGCTCCGCTAGATTTGCAACAGAGCTTTCCCATGCGGTTGCATTAGACCGCATGGCGGGATCAAGCATAAGCGATCCATCTTCGCCGGCAATCCCGAAGCGGGCAGCCATGGCCTGATTGGTGAACTTCGCGCCCTCTACCGTGTTAAGTGGGTTCTTGGTTGATCCGCCGCCGGATGAGCCGCCGGATGCGCCAGCAGATCCAGCCATTATCTTAGCTGACTCGATCAACTGGGCGCTTTGGTTATCCGCGTTGTTTATGTTAAACGCATTAGCCAATCCCCTTTCCTGGTACGCTTGAGCTTCCGCGGTTGTGCCATACTCTCCCGCTCCTGGGAGATTGCCGCTGATTGCAGTGGCAGAATTGCGCAGCAACTGCTCGTTACCGCCGGCGTTCAATGCTGACATGCGCGCGGAACCAGCCGCGAGGTCATTCGCCCCACCACCGGAGAAAACGTTGGAGAGAACCACTTGGCGGTTCATGTCAACCGGCTGCGATTGACCAAGGAAGCCCTGCTTCCTCATCTTTTGCTCCGACCAGTTGATGAAGTCTCTGTTGGTGTTGATGTTGGCGAGCCATGGATTTGCCTTTATCACGCGGTCTGCATATCCAGTGCCAAACTGGCCAAGTGTTTCTCTGAAGGATGCGTCTGGGTTTTGTAGGATCTTCGGTCCAGCCCCAATGCCCTGATAGTACACCGCATAAGCCTCGCCTGCCGTTGGCTCCCTGCCGAGAGCAGCCTTGGCGGCAGCGTAGTTCTCTCGCATTTTCTGCATGCCAGCATCAATCTGCTGGTCTTCTGGCGCACCCTCTCCGATTCCGTACTTTTTGCGATCGGCGTCCAAAAATTGAAAGTATCCGCTCGCCGAGCTTGTGCCAGGCCTTGTGTTTGGATTGAACCCGCTTTCCTGTCCAACTATTGAAAGCGCGACAGTCGGGTCAATACCATACGCCGAAGCGGCGCTTGCGATCTTCTGCTGGATTGGAGTCAAGTTGGTTGAGAGCGGACCCAGCATTTGGCGTCCAGCGTCTCCGCGAATTTTAAAAAGTTCCGCTTCTGCGTTGTACTTACCCTGCTGAGCGCCCTCGGTGCCAATGCGCGCCTGATTGAGCGCAATCTGCGAGCCAAACACTTTTGGCGCGTACTGATTATCAATCGCAAAGCCCTGATTCTTGAGACCGATTCCCTCGTTGGTAAGGCGCTGCTGATCCGCCTGCGCGCGAAGGCGCGGATCAAACATTTGACCAATGCTTGAAAGGGCTCCTGAGAGATTGTTTCCTATTGCGGCTGCGGTGTAGCGGTCCATGGTTTTCTTCTTCTAGATTATCCCTTGACAGGGATGGCTTTTGGGGCGCCGGCGGTGTTAGTGTTGGGCGCCTTTGACGTGCCGTAGGCGTATCCAAGTTGACCGAGCGCCTGCACACCCTGTCCAGCAAGCGCGAGGCCAGCGCCTTTGTTGGCTGCCGCCTCACCTTGGACGCCGTAGAGTTGCCTCGACCCGCCCGACATCAAGTCGTAGGCCTGTACGGGGCGGTTGATCGCAGACATCTGGCTGTTGACCAGGGAGATGTTCTCGCCGGATTGACGAAGGCGATCGAGCCCTAACTCGCGAGCGCGACCAAGAGCCATGAGCGCTGCCTGCGCCTTTGCTTGCTGATCGCCATAGTCCTGCGCGTAGCTGAGCTGGGTGTTGAGCGCGTTGCGATAGGAGTTGGTGTCCGCGCTTGGGGTGGCACCCTCCACCGACACGGCGCCAGTGGCCTGAGATGCGTCTCCGCCCATGCTGCCGGCGTATGCCTGGTCGCCCGCGGCGGCCAATGCTTGGGCGAACTTATCGGTCTGCTCGTTGGCGTCCTGCTCTACGTTCTCGCGAGTGTAGGCTTTGAGAGTGTTGTCTTGGAACGACTTGCGCGAGCGAAGGGCGTCCTCCTCCTGCTGCTTCTGCAAACCCATCTGCTTTCGCATGATTTCGCCTTGGCGGCTCACCTCTTGTAGGCGAGCTGTTGCCATGGCTTTCTGCTGTTGGTTCGAGGCCCTTGCCTGCATACCGATGCCGGCTACGGTGGAAACTGTTGCTGCTACTGCGATCCAGCTCATTGGATTTGCTCTATTTTGTTATTGGATATGCGCCACTGCGCGATGTGATTCTGAAGGAGAGGATTGGAATGGGGCTCAAGAATCTCTTCTGCGATCTTGTCAACATCAGTCTCTTGGGTGACGTGATAGGTGGTCCAGATAGTGTCCGTGATGGCACGAAGCATTCTTCGTGTTCCGGGTTTGGTTGTTCCATGAAAAGGTGCTAGATAAGTTATAGCCCCTTCGTTCTCAGAGATAACTTCAATTTCTCCTTTGGTGATAACGAAAGGGTGCTCCTTCTTGTGCTCGGCGCTCGTCAGCATGGTTCCTGCCGGAATAAAAATCTCACGGATGTAAAGCCCAGGCGTGAACCGATGGACCACCGGACAATCCACGGCAGGGTATTCCGTCAACGCAGCTTCAAACCGGTCAATGGTCTCCTTGATCTCTTGACTGGAAGTTAGCTCGCTCATTATGCGCCTTGGTAATTCTTCACTGTGGAAGAGGAGGAATTGGTTGGTGAATTGTTGACATTCTTGAACATCGGGCTGAACACGCCGCCGAACTGGTTGTTTGTCTTGGCGTTCCAGTAGTCGTTGCTGGCGAACTTGGCAGCCTGGTTGAGCAGTGCCGAGACCGGCTCGAAAGCTGGTCCTGCGTTGAGCGCCGGCACGGATGCGTTGGCTGCTTGCAATCCCGCGTCCTGAGACTCGGAGGCATACATCTGGCCGATTGCCGATTGGCGCGCCGAGTTGACCATCTGCCGCTGCTGGCCGGCGTAGTCGGACGCCTTGTTCTGGGCGTCGCGGTACATGCCGTCATAGGTGGATGCGAGATCGCCGTACTGGCGGGCCGCGGTGGACGAAGCCATCTTGCCGGCATTGGCTAGGGAGGAACGAAGGTTGTAGCTCGAATCCCGCTGCGACTTCTCGATCTGTGGCTTGGCGTAGTCGAGGTACTTGTTTTGGATGCCAGTGTAGTAGTTGTCATCGAACTGGCCGTAGATGCTGTTGATCTTGCCAAGCCCCTCGGCCATGCTGGCGCGCCGCGCCGCGGCATCCGCCTCAGCTTTCGCGGCCTGTTGCTTCTGCCATTCAAATTGCTCCTTAGCGAGCTTGTTGGCAGCTTTGTTCGCTTTCTTTGCGCTTGATGATGACGTGCACATTAGAAATCCCTCCCTTCTGACCATGCAAAAAGGTGAAATGCTTCACCATTGCCACCGTAGTTGGGGACCACGCACTCCTCCGTGGCGCCAAGCATCTTCAGCCACCGATGCGCCACTTCGTGACCTTCGATGGAGAAGCATTGTGCTCGATGTGTTTTGGAGTCTTTCAACAGGGGAATAATGGTCTTTTTTGCGAATTTCGTCAACGACAAAGCCACCAATGGCCAACGGTCAGTGGCATACATCCACACCTGCGCAACGTTGGGGTGCATCATGGTTAGGCCAAGGGCGGCGATCGGCTCCCCACCGCGGTATCCAATCCAGCCGATTCCAGATTTTGTCGAGGCGTCGAGTGTCATCTGGGTGATGAGCTCGGTGGCTTCAGCTCTGGTCATTTCATAGAGCGTGGAAAGGATTTCTCTCCTGTCCTTCTCCCGCATATTGTGGGTGATATAGAGCAATGGCTCGTACTCCACCGGCCCCAGGCGGAACTTAGGAGGGGGTTTCGGTGTAGTCGAAGTGGACGACTGCGCTGGATATTCTGGCTGGCTTGGAGTCATTGGATGTGAACTTGAGACCGATGTGGGTGCCAGAGGCGCCTATTCTGAAATTCGGGAGATTGAAGTTTGAGAGCTGAACCGAGCCCGCCTTGGCGTAGCTATCCGTGGTTGGGTCGGTTGAGTAGGAGATTGTCCAGCTACCCTCGCATCCAATGTCGATGCCCTTGAACTTTTTCTTGTTGCCAGGGCGATCTGCTGACAGCCAACTCAGCTCGACTTCAGCGAGGCTGTTGTCATAAACATTGCCGCTGATGCCGCCATAGATGTAGATTTCATCACCCGATCGGCAAAGGAGCTGGTTGCCGAAAACGGCCCAGTCTTCGACCGCGAAACCTGGCTCGTAGGTTGTCCATGCTGAGATCGAGGATGCTGGGAAAAACGAATAGACAAACACCTTGTCACCAAGAGCAAGCATGTACCGCCCCTCACGAGGCTCCACGACGCCGCAGGCTCGCATTGCCTCGGCTTCGCTGAGGCTATTCATCTGGTTGATTACAAGCGGATCCACCGCGGTACCCACGTCAAAGACCACCGCAGCATTGGATGAGTCGCGCGCACGAAGCGAGCGAACGCCAGTGTCCGATAGAAAGAAAACATCCATCTCACCGAAGTTGATTGCGCTGCGAGGGGCGATTGAGCCCACGTTGTCGAGGATCTGCTTTGGGAGGTTATCAGAAGGATCACCGGCGACCACCTGCCAAATCTGGGTGGATCGGCGGGCAAATACCGCCAGGAAGCCTTGGTAGGGCGCCGTGGTGACGAGCGTCTCGGCACCGCCGGTCTGGGATGATAGGCTTTCAAATCCAGCGAAGGTGTCTTCTTTCTTGCCGGCGGAGTTAGTGAAGGTTGTGGTCCAGCGCGTCGGGTTGTTGACGTCCGAGAAGTAGAGCGTACCTTGAACGGTGGCGTAGACTTTCCCGCGGAATGTGCGGGCCGACGTTCCGATTCCGGATGCCGATGGCGTGACGCGGTATGGGGTGTTGTTGACAATTACCTCCCACGATTCGTTGCCATCAAAAGAGGGGTCGTACCCACCGAAAAGCTCGACAGTAGAAATTTGCGGAAGCGATGCCGTGGCGGATTGCGTAATGTCGGTAATCGCTGAATTATTAGATCCGCCCGTAACATTGCTTACCGAGGCGCTCAGTGTGAATGGTAAATTGTTGACTGAGGCCGTGATGGTGACTTTGTTGGTGACTGTATCGTATGTGGCGTCAACCGCCGCGTCGGTCGATACCAGCGACGCAAGGGACTGGCCGAGAGTGTCAATGTCAGATATGTTGGGCGCAATGGTGTCCCAGTCGGTAACGCGCGAACCGTTGTAGTAGTGATGCACTGCGCCGTCGGAAAATTTTGCCACGACATATGGAACACCGTTGTAGGTGTCCACACTGAGAATCTCTGAAAGGTCTGGGCTGCCTGGGGCGGTGAGTTGCTGGTAGCGAACGGAAGATGGAACGGAGGGGTTGGTAGCGCTCCCAAAAACATAGATGCCATTCTTGGTGGCCCATAATCCTTTTGTTTGGTCGGGTGGGAGCGATGCAAACGGCACGAATGCCTTGCGCTTCTCCACCTCGCCGCCGCGGTTGATGTGAATGTTCTTGCCTACCGAGAGGCTGCCTTGTTGGGCGGTGATGCGGCTGCGACGGGCGTCCAGCCCGCTCTTGAATGCGTTGACGAAGATGAATGCCATTATCGTGGAACTCTGACTGTCCAGTTTTTAGAGCGGGGTTGGAAATCTGATTGCCCGTTCACGAACATCCGGTTTTGGGAGTGACGACCCTTCAAGCGGTTGTAGTGTGAGGTGGCGATCGAGAGCTTAAGCTGGGCGTCCGATGACTTAGCTCGGGCAAGTAGCTCCGCGGCTGCCGTAAGGATCAGGAGGTTGGAGTCAAGCTCGCACTTGTCGCTGCTCGCCACCAGCGGTGCAAGTTGCTTCATCACGCGGAAGCGGATGCGCGTCGGATCGCTCGGCACCGGCCATATCTCAAACTGGTTGTCCTCCGCGAAGTCCCAGCGGATAGGCGTGGTTTCAGTCTCGCCTTCTTCTGGGTCTGACGAGTTGTAGAGGTCGGGCGTGATGCCAAAATCCATCGGGCGCCAGGTGTCATTATCCCTCACCCACGCGCCAAAGATCCGACGTGAATCCACATCGGCATTGAACGTGTAGGTGTTCTGGCCGGCGAGGATCTCTTCCTCGCGAAACACCTTGAGGTGAGGCCAGTCGAAGTCCTCGTAGTAAGTCTCCTGGATCCGCTTGAGCATTTGACGAATACCAGGAAGAGCGTCCACGCCCATCGCCATATCGGTGGAGTCGCCGATTTCCGCCCGCACGGCGGTGACGAGTTCATCTAAAGTGAGGATGGGCATGGCGCGTGCTGGTTAGGCGTCGAATGGGGTGATGGATTTTTTGGATGACTTCTTCGCGGGCACCGGTTCCCCTTCAGGGGCCGAGGGCTCCTCGGGGGCGGCCTCTTCAGCTACTGGAGCCGCTTGAGTAGCGCCGCCGTATGGATCGGTTTCCTTGAAGTCGATTGCATCGAAGGTGTCCGGTAGGGTGAGGTTGAATCGGTTGGCTCCGAATGCGAGCGCCACGACTTCATCGCCGTAGCAGCGAGTAAGGCGGTCGCATTCAACTTTGGCGGTGAGTTCACCACCTTCCAGTTTCCGAAGCGTGCCTGGGACACGAGTGACCGAATGGCGACCATGGCCGGCCATGAGCACGATGACTTCTGGAACTGTGACGCCTTCCTTGAGGATGACGGTATCATTTGAGCCGCCGATAGCGACTAGGACTGAGCAGGTTTGCATATTGTGGATTGATGTTGGTGTTGTTGGTTTGACTGAAAGAGTGAGGCAAAGGAGGGGCTGGCCGAAGCCAACCCCTCCCGCGAGTGCTTAGGCGATCGAGTAGACGCCGGAGCTGTTGAGACGTTTGGCGGTAAGACCACCAGTCCAAGTCATCGAGCGGTAGAGAGCGTAGCGGTTCTCTGGGCGCGCGGGGGCGTGGACCTTGTTGTCTTCACCTTCCATGACGTAGCCGCAGATGGCATCCGTGTCGATCATGTAGCAGCGCTTCGAGTAGTCGATTGCGTTGCCCATGATGCCTTGGAGGTCATCGAGGGTGGGGTCATAGACGAACGTGCCGATGCCAGTCACCGTCACGCTAGGCGAGGCAATGTTCTTGGAGCCAGCGACACCGCTCTGCGAGTAGAGCGACTTGGTTGCCACCTCTTTTTCGAGGGCATCGAGGAACTTCGATCCGCAGAGGATGAGGTTCGGCTTGCCGCCGTAACGGGTGAGCTGGCGGATTTCCTGACGCAGGGTCTGGGTCAGGTTATCGGATCCAGCGCTGATGCCGAGGGTGGCGCGGTTTCTCCACCAGGCATTGGTGACGCGGGAAAGGCCACCGAGGGTGCCGGTGCTGGGTGCGTCAACAACGAAGGCGAGGATACCAGGGCTTTGCTTGCCGGAATCCTGCGACCCATCGCGCCAGAACATCTGGTTCATGCGACGGCTCCATCCTTCGCTCATCGAGCTGAGTTTGTGCTCAAGGAGGTTGGTCAGGGCGGTTTGCTCGCGGCCAGAGACCTTGGTGGTTTTCTCACCAAAGGCGCTGTCAGCGACGCTGATACCGTCTTGCTTCAACTCAGTGAAGGTCACGCTGATACCAGCATGGATTTCAAAGTAGTCGAAGTTAGCGCGGCGGACGGCGTTCGGGTTCTGGAAGGTGACGGCATCGTCAAAGGCGAAGCCCTTGAAGAAGTTTGCGTCGCTGTCCAGGTATTCACCGACCACGGGGATCGAGATTTTTCCTTTGCCGCCAGGGAATGACTTCTGCTTGCCGCGGATAGCGGAAAGGAGAGGCTTGTCTTGAATGGTTTGATCGAAAGCGTCGCCCTTGATGTAGTAATCCAGAGCGTAGCTTGCAACCGCGTCCATTTGTGCTTGGGTAAGTGCCATAATGATTTGGTTCGTTAGGGGTTATGAGTTGAGAGCAAGTTTCACGGCATCGTT